AGGTTATGTAGTTGAGCACGACTGACCTCATAGTCTTGTCTAACATCTTCGGTCTCAGATTTTTTGAGAGTTGGTTTCACTTTCTCAACATGCTTCTGGAGCTCCGAAGGTTCGGCACCAAATGCATCGTTGAGACCATCAAAGGGGTTTGCCATATTAAATGTCCTCGTCTACTCCACTTACGGGATTGCGTTTCTTCTGATCTTCAAACTCTGCCTTGAGCTCACTAAAACCAAAATCGTCATCTGCATCTGCAGTAATTGGATCTGGCGTGACTGTGTATCTGACATTTCTCGGTGCCGATGTAGTATTCGTATCGGCATAGTAATCGACGATTGCCTTTTTGATTGTCTTGGCGTCGGTAACAGGACCGTAGAGATATGTCTTACAAGTAAATTGTAGTGTATAAATGATTGCTCTGCGGCTAGAGAAGTCTCCCTCATAATCATCTTCGTAGTCAATGGAGCTCAAGACTACTGGGACATCACGAATCTCGGAGGTGATGTCTTCCAACATTTTAACCGACAGGTTGTAATGGGGTTGGAAAAATGGAAGAATTTGCTCTAGGATTTCTAGACCATCTTCCTGTGTTTTAGAAATAATTGCCAACTCAAAGGATAGATTATAAGGCACAGGCATATAGACGTTTTTATTTTCGTCTACATCCTTTGCAACCCTAATTTTCTGAGTGGGTGATACCTTTCTTGTGGGATCATACTGAATACCATTGATCTCAAAGGAGATTCTAGGTAGAGTGATCTGCACTCTTTTGTTTGTGGGATCTGGATTTTGATCCAAACGTGCTAGGAATTTTTGCTTTGGACCATAGGCCAAAGGCACCTTCATAACCTGATCATCTTTATGGATCTCAATGTTGTTAAACAGAGTGCCAAAAGCAATGACGGTCTTTCTAAAAATTGAATGATATGAATACGTACCTAACATCAGATTGTAGTATCAGTAGTGGACCCAACGCTGCCAAAGGGGTTACCTTCGGTGAAGTCTAGGATGTCATCATCCTGCGTTTCAAACGAGTAATTTTGGTCGATCGTATCAGCGGTATTAGTGTTATTTAGGGTGTTGTATGTCTCGGGAGACCAGAGAGCACCAGACGTTAGACCTTTGACGGTCTCTGCAGTATTGAAAGTTCCTGTGCGGTTGATAACTTGGAGCTCTCTTGTGCTGGAATTCCAAGACTTGACTTCTGCTCTGGAGTCTTTGGGGGAGTAGTCAATTGCAACAGTAGGTGCAGAAGTGTACCCACTGCCAGGAGCTGTGATAGTAATACCAGTAACAATCCCAGCAGCAGAAACCGTAGCAGTCGCTGTAGCACCATTGCCCCCACCTCCTGAAATAGTAACTGTAGGTGGTAGAGCAGACTTGTAATACTCACCACCGTCTGTAACTGTGATTGCGTTTACTGCCCCCGAAGAAATCGTTGCAGTCGCGAAGGCGCGATAGAGATCACCCACAATCTCCTCACCCACAGTAAAGTCTCCAGAGCCGCCCGCATCCATAACCAACTTAATAGCATTAGCGAATGCCAATTCAACGGCATCGATCTCAGCGACACCAGTGTCGAGGTCTTCGTCACTATACTCAAAGAGCTCGCATTGACACTCCCAGACATATCCTTTACCTAGTTGATAGAAAGGTCTTTCTGCTTCTACAAACTTAATTTCAAAGAGGTGTTTTGTCCTAGGAAACCAGATAAGATCTCCTTCGTTTGGACGACCTTCTACATTCAATACAGCGTTATCATCAACTTTCTCTGTAAACTTCTTTCGAGAGAAAACGAATGTAGTCTTATCTTCGATTCTTACACCAAACTTGGAAAGTAATTCGCCTTGACCCTCCCAACCTTCTACATTATTAACGTATGCTCTGACTTGTAGTGCTTGCTCAAATTTGCTTGTTTCTACCTCGTTTAGGATTGTGTCTCTATTGACATATGTCCTAGGTAGATAATAAATGTCCTGACCATACAACTCGATACTCTCTACCATCAAATTCTCAATAAATGTCTGCTCTTGTGCAGATCCATTGAGATTCAACCTACAAGACGAGGTGTAGTCTGACTGAATACAATTTTCTGGTGGATCGTTTGTGTAAGTCATCCGATTAGATCAAGTGGTGGTAATTCGTATGTGCTACGTACTTCTTCCTCAAGGTCTTTCTTGAATTGACTTGCGTCCTCAAGAATCTGACGACCATTCAAAGTTACGCCACCCAGCATTTGTATACCATCATACTTGCTAAGGTTACGTCCCCACTGCTGTTGGAAGAGTGCTTCAACATAGTCTTTCAACCAGTTGTTATTGTACATTGCAGTGTAAGTTTCAGGGTCTTGACGCATAAGCATCTCAACCATAATGTAATCTCCTGCTTGAAGATCATTCCAATCAAAATCAAGATAGAGTCTACCCTGATGCTCATTAAATCTAACTCTACGATTTGCTTGAGAGTTAGTGACGAAATCCAATGTCTCAAGATATTGAGAGGTCATGAAATAATGAAGAATGTGACCATGCGTCATCGCATAGATGTCATTCAGGAAAATCTGATACTTGATATTGAAGATATTTCCAGGGACAATGCTCGATGTGCTGATGCCCGTATAGACATGATTGACCCCCAAGACCCCAGGGGGAAGATCTACATAAGTATTATTTTCATACCAGTTAGTTGATCCTTGCTGAGTAGAAGATTGAGCAGCAGTTTTGATTGCATCAGTGACCTCAATGGTCATGAAAGTTTTGTAACTTCCATTAAAGTGATACTCTTGAAAGTAATCAATTGCCTCTTCAATCAGGTCATCCAGCTGCTCATCACATACATTGATGTCGATGGCAGGGTAACCTAATCTGCGAAGAGCATAGTTTTTTAACTCAGTCTTAGAAGCGGGTCTAGTTGCGGACATTTGTTATCAACCGAATGATTGGATAGTAAGTGTGGAAACATCACCTGCAGATACAGTTTCAGTCTTCTTGAAGAATCCATCAACGTTATCTACAGTTACCGAAGTTGCACCGACAGCAGTAATAACACCTGTAGTGCCAGAGGTGCCGCCAGTGACGGTATCACCAACTGCCATCTCAACAACAGCAGAAACATCAATAGTTGCATCACCACCGCCACCAGTGATGGTGATGGTATCACCAACAGCATAACCAGATCCATCGGCGTTGATTGCAACAGCAGTAACAGCACCACCAGAAGCAGTGATGTCAACTGTTAGACCCACGCCACTACCACTAGTAGTGGTAGCAACTGCGGTTGCAGTGTTATATCCAGTGCCACCAACGAGACTGCCTGAGTCGAGAGCAGTCACATCACCAGGAGTAGGATCGCCAGACAGATTCAAGACAAGAGTTGTAGCAGTCGCAAGGTTGTTGAGCATTGCTCTCAGTTGCTCATATGCATTATCAAGTTTGTCTTGGACTCTTGCTTCAGTGTAGTAGAGGTTGGTGCCCTCAGACAGATCTGAAGTAGTTGCAGCAGCGATTCGAGCATCAGCGCGAGCATCGGTGAAGTATAGATTGGTAGATCCTTCAGATACATCGTCGGTATCTTTAGTAGCAAGACTTGCGTCAAAACGTGCTTCAGTATAGAAGAGTTTGTTACCTTCAGTGATGTTGGTAGTATTGATATCTGCTTGAGTTACGCTCAATTCACCACTACCAGACAACTCAATGCCAGTGCCATAGGTGAAGTGAGTGCGGGTGCGAGCAGCAGTTGTAAAGAGGTTTGTGCTACCTTCGGTTACATTATCAGTATCAATATCTGCCTGAGTTACAGACAGCGTGTAGGTGCCTGCAGCATCATCATATACCTTAGTGATACCAGTGCTTGCAACAAACAGTGCATCGATTCTGTCATCAACACGCTCATTTGTGAAGTACAGGTTAGTACTACCCTCTGTAAGAGCATCTGTATCATGATTGCTGATATCAGAGGTTTGACCTGTAACATTACCAGTCACATTGCCAGTGACGTTACCTGTGACATTACCAACCAAATCAGCAGTGATTTCGTTTGCAGCAAAGTCACCAGAAGCATCACGAATGACAAGGTTGTTTGCAGAGTTGGTGCTCGCAGAAGCGACGTTAATGGTTGGGTCACCAGAAACACCATCAGCATTGGTTAGAGTGATACCAGACGATGCTGTGACCTGCAGAGTGCGCTGTGCATAGGTATTAGCAGCAGTCCTAGTAACAAAACCAGTGCCTGCCATTGCAGCGAGTGCAGTGATGTCTGCATCGTTGTAAGTAGTGCTGATAGTTACGTCGGCAGATCCATTGAAGGAAACGCTGCCATCGACAACTCCGTCGATTGTGATTGTCCTTGCAGTCTTAAGAGTGTCTGCAGTGAGAGCGTTACCCTGAATACCAGCGCCAGCGCCAGTGCCAGAAGCAACAGTAATGATGTTAGCCGCGAAGTCTCCACTCGAATCTCTATTAACAACAGTTGTAGGGGTTGCTGCCGAAGCAGTTGTCATGCTATCCAGAAG